CGCATGCAGGCGCGTGCGGCCCTTAAGGCCTACGAGGCCACCGAATCCACCCGCACCCGCCGGCGCATCGCGCGGGACAATCGGTCGGGCGATGAGGTGGTGCGCTCGGGCGGGACGAGTCTCCGCGCGCAGGCGCGCCATCTGGAGCGCAACCACGATGTCGCGCGGGGCGCGCTCACGACCCTGGTGCAGAACATCGTCGGCCCGCAGGGTGTGGGCATCGAGCCGCAGCCCCGCACCTGGGACGGCGAGATCCATGACGGCCTGGCCAAGCAGATGCTCGAGGTCTGGCGCGACTGGACCCGCCGGCCCGAGGTCACCTGGCAGCACGACTGGCCGCAGACCCAGCGGTTGATGTGCCGCTCCTGGATCCGCGACGGCGAGGCACTCGGTCAGCTCCTGGAGGGACAGGTGCCGTTTCTGGAGCACGGCACGGACCTGCCGTTGTCTCTGGAGCTGATCGAGGCGGACCTGCTGCCGCTGGATCATAACGACCCCGCCAGGCGGATCCGCCAGGGCATTGAGCACAACGCCTGGCGCCGGCCGCTGGCCTATCACCTCTACAAGACCCATCCCGGCGACCTGTACACCAGCGCCGGGTGGCGGGATCTCAAGCGCGTTTCGGCCGAGCGCATCCTGCACCTGAAGCTGGTCGACCGCATCCACCAGTTCCGCGGCGTGTCGCAGTTTGCCAGTGTCCTGATGCGTCTGGACGACATCAAGGAGTATGAGGACGCCGAGCGGGTGGCCGCCAAGGTCGCCGCCTCGATGGCCGCGGCCATCGTCAAGGGCACGCCCGATCTCTACGACCCGCAGCAGGCCTCGAGCGAGCAGCGGGATCTGCACTTTACCGCCGGCATGATCTTCGACGACCTGCTGCCGGGCGAAACGGTGGAGTCGATCGACGCCAAGCGCCCGAACCCCCAGGTCGAAAATTTCCGCTCCGGGCAATTGCGGGCCGCGGCCGCGGGCGTCGACGTGAGCTATTCGAGCCTGGCGCGCAATTACGACGGCACCTATTCCTCGCGCCGCCAGGAGCTGGTCGAGCAGTGGGTGGGCTATGCGGTGGTGACCCAGGCCTTTACCGCGCAGTTCGTGCGCCCGGTGTGGGAGCGCGCCGTGGCGTTGATGGCCGTGACCGGGATGCTGGACATCCCGAGCGCCGAGGTCGACCCCGCCACGCTAAACGACGCCATGTACCGCGGCCAGTCGATGCCATGGATCGATCCCTGGCGCGAGGCGCAGGCCTGGGAAAAGCTCGAGCAGTCCGGGTTCGAGTCGGGCCCGGAGATCATTCGCCGCCGCGGCGGCAATCCGCGCGACGTCCTGGAGCAGGAGGCCCTGTGGCGCCGGCAACTGCGCGAGCGCGACGTCGTGGTGACGACCGACCCCAACAACGAGACCGCCTCCACCCCGGCCGCGCCGGACCCGCAACCGGAGAACTGACCCTATGCCGCAGCACCAGACCCAGCCCTGGTATTCGATTCAGCGCGGCAACTACAGCGCCGAGCTCGTGTTGAACAAGAAAGGCCGCCTCGTGCCGAGCGCCGCCGCTCCGCGGGCCGAGACCGAGATCCTGATTTACGGCGACATCGGCGACGCCTGGTGGATCGATGAGGAGAGCGTCACCGCCGCCGCGCTGGTGCGCGAGCTCGCCGGGCTGCCGGCGACCGAACCGCTGAGCGTGCGGATCAATTCGTATGGCGGCAGCGTCAAGGACGGGCTCGCGATCCACAACGCCCTCAAACGTCACCGGGGCGATGTGACGGTCGAGATCGACGGGGTGGCGGTGTCGATCGCCTCGCTGATCGCCGTGGCCGGCGACACGGTGCGCATGGCGGACAATGCGCTGTTCATGGTGCACGCGCCCTGGACGGCGATGCTGGGCGGTTTCAATGCCGTGGATCTGCGCGAGCAGGCCGACACCCTCGATACCTATGCCCGGGCGATGTCGAGCTCCTATGCCGTGCAGACCGGCCAGGACGCCGACGAGATCCTGACGCTGCTCGCCGACGGCAAGGATCACTGGTACACCGCGGCCGAGGCGCTCGCCGCGGGTTTCATCGACGAGATCGCCGAGGCCGCCAGCGAAGCAGACCTCGCCGCCGCCGCCCGCTTCGATCTTTCCCGATTTCATCCGCCGCTGCAAATTGCCGCGGCACTCAGACCGATGGAGGTTTCCGACATGCCTGACCAGGCCGAAAAACTTACGCCCGGTGCCGCGCCTGCGGCCCCGATCCAGCCACCTGCCACCGGGCCCGAGCCGGCGCATACGCCGCCGCCTGCCGAGGGGCCGGCGCCGGCTGCGGCTTCGGTCGACCGTGCCGCTGTCGAGGCTGAGGTGTTCGCCCGCGAGCAGGCCCGCCGGGCCGAGGTGCGCGCGGTATTCGACCCGTTTCTGAGCCGCACCGGCATGCAGTCGGTGCTCGACCGCTGTCTGGACGACCCGCGCTGTGCCGTGGCCTCGGCCCGCGAGCACCTGCTCGCCAAGCTGGGCGAGGGTGCGGGCCCGCTGGCCGGGGACCTCACCGGGGCCGGCCCCGGCCTGATCCTCCCGGGCGAAGATGCCCGCGACAAGTTCCGCGCTGGGGTGCGGGCCGCCCTGTCGGCCCGCGGTGGGTTGGCGGCGGACGACGCTGCCAACAACTACCGCGGCCACAGCCTGCTGGAGATGGCGCGCGCCTCGCTCGAGATGTCAGGCCAGCGCACCGGACATCTCGGCCGCATGGAGGTGGTCGGCCTGGCGTTCACGCACGGGGATGCCGATTTCACCAACATCCTGGCCGATGTGGCGCACAAGTCGGTGCTGAAGGGCTGGGAGGAGGCCGAGGAGACCTTCGAGCGCTGGACCGTGCGCGGCGAATTGTCGGACTTCAAGCCGACGAAGCGCGTGGATCTGAACACCTTCCCGGCACTCGATGACGTCACCGACACCGAGTACAAGTACGGCACGTTCGGCGACCGCGGCGAGACCATCGTGCTGGCCAGCTACGGCAAGCTGTTCGGCATCCGGCGCAAGGCCATCATCAACGACGATCTTGGCGTGTTCACCCGCGTGCCCATGAAGATGGGCCGCGCGGCGCGGCGCACGGTCGGCAACCTGGTTTATGCCGTGCTCACGAGCAACCCGACCATGGCCGACGGCGTGGTGCTGTTCCACGCGAGCCACAGCAATCTGCCGACGGGTGCGGCGATCTCCACCGCCGCGGTCGATGCGATGCGCGTGGCCATGGCGACGCAACAGGACCCGGCCGGGCATGCCACCGGCGGGCTCAACATCAATCTCGCCTATCTGCTGGTGCCGCGGGCGCTGGAAGGTCTGGCCAAATCGACGGCCGAATCCGAGTATGAGGTGGCCTTCGACTCCAACGGTGACCCGGTCGGCAACCGCATCCCGAACAGCGTGCGCGGCACCTACGAGGTGATCTCCGATGCACGCCTGGATACCGACTCCGCCGCGGTCTGGTACGGGGCGGGGAACCCGGCCATGCACGACACCGTCGAGGTCGCGTACCTGGACGGCAACGCCGAGCCGTTCACCGATCAGGAGGACGGCTGGACGGTCGACGGCAGCAATTTCAAGGTCCGGATCGACGCCGGGGTCAAGGCGCTCGACTTCCGCGCGTTGGCCAAGAACGCCGGGCCTTAATCGAGGCCGTTCTGCAACACCCTATGACAACCCACGCCCGGCGGATGCGCCGGGCGTATCAGGAGCAAAAAAATGGCAACGAATTACATTCAGGATGGCGTCATCCTCCAGGTGACCAACGGCACCGGCAGCGCCATCGCCGCGGGCGTCGGCATCCTGGTCGGCGCGAAAGTGGGCGTGGTCCTGGACGGCATCGCCAACGGCGCGAGCGGCCCGGCGCAGATGGATGGCGTCTTCCAGGTCGCCAAGGACAACGGTGTCGGCAGCGGCGGCGCCCAGGGCGCGCTCGCCTACTTCGACGATGCGGCGGGCACCTTCACCGCCGACGCCTCGGGTAACGACCTGGCGGGTTACTTCGCGGCGACCTGTATCGACGCCGACACGACCTGTCAGGTGCAGCTCAACCGCTGAGCCCCGCCGGCATGATCGATGCCACCGCGCTGGCCGATGCCGTGCTGGACGCCTTCGGGCAGACGGTGACGCTGACCGAGGGCGGGAATGACCATGTGCTCGAGGGCGCCTGGCGCGGTCCCTACAACGAGATGACGGTCGGCGGTGTGCCGGTGGAACAGTCCGATCCGATGGTGGCGGTGCGCAGCGAGGACTATCAGACCACCGGCGCGAAACCCGGCGACCTGGTCACGGTCGGGGCCGATGTCTACACCCTGGTCACTGCGAGGCCGCGCGACAACGGACTGACCGAGCTGACCCTGCGGGCCTTCGCCTGATGCGCATGCTCGACGAGCCGCTCGGACTTCCTCGGGGATCGGTGCGGGGCGTGATCGGCATTCTGGTGGCGTTGGGTCTGGTGCTCGCGCCGTTGTATTCGGGCGTGCCGGTCGACAAGTGGTTCGAGGTGCTGAGCTACGTCGCGCTGAGCATGATTAGTTTCTATTTCGGCACGCGGGCCAATCGGACCAATGCAAGATGGAGATGACAGAGTCAGGGCACATGATCAGCCGGAGTGGGTGCGCGAGGTCATCGGCAACCTGCGTGCCGAGATTCATGATCTGCGCGGAGATTACAAACATCTCGTGGAGATTGAGGTTCACTCGGCGAAAAGGGATCAGATGATGGCGCAGTGCGCCGAGACGATGGCCCGTTATGGTGCGAGTTTGGACGCCATCAATATCAAGATGCACACGTTGGAAAAGGCCCTGCTCAGCAACCGGATCAAACTTCTTTGGACGACCTCGGGTGCGCTCGGCGGCGCCCTTTTGGCGATCGGCATCTGGATCGTGACGCATGCGGGGATGGCGTTGAATCCATGACGGACTGGACATCAGAACAGTGGGGCGTGTTCTGGAACCGGTTGCTGATCGTGGCGCTCGCCGTCGCGCTGGCTCTGCTGTTCTGCTGCGGGCAAGACTGGATCTAACGAGGCAATCATGCACATTGCACGCGGCCTGCTCGTCACGATTCTCGTCCTCGGTCTGTGTGGGTGCGCGACGTTCCGCGAGGACATCATCCCGCCGACGGCGGGCAAGACAGCCAGGGCCGTGGATCGGTATTGCACCGAGATGGCTGGGCTGATCGTGTTCCGCACGGAGTTCGTGAATAAGGTCAACCAGTATACCGAGGTCGGCAACCTGACCGCCCTGGACTGCGATGGTGACGGTGAGCCGGACTTCGGTGCCGGGCCTGCAGAAACGGATCCATAGCCGCGCGGTGGCAGACTCGATGCCTGGATCGTATCCGGACTATGCCTGCGCGGCCTGCGCCGAGGATCATGGCTGGAAGGTCCAGCCATACCGGATCCATCGATGTCAGCCAGGTCGATGTGGACTGTGCGGACTGGACCGGCATGTGATGCCGATGCGCAGTTACGGCTATCCGCGAATGGTATTTCGCTCGTCGAAACTCAGTACGGATGCATTGACTGATGGGGGGTAAGAAATGCGCGGCCTGTCAACAGACCAAACCGCATACGACAAAGCACTACCGGATCATCGCGACGACCGGGGATCGGCCCCGTATTTTCTGGGCCGGGACGT